CAGGCGATAGCGGTAGTCGGGAGCGGTGTCCTCGGCGAAGGCGCAGCCGGGGAGCAGCAGCACCGCCGCCAGCAACAGCCACCAATTCCCGATTGCGCGCATCACCTCACCTGCCCTTCGTCACCAAGGGCCAGGGTAATCGCATGATTCGCTTAAGCAAAGGTCAGCAGCGCAAGCAGAGCCTGCGCTGCGGGGGCGGTCATGCACCCCGTCATCCGCCAACGTAACCCGTCCCGCCGACGACAAAGGAACTCCCATGCCCTTCCTCACCAACCTCCTCTCCGCCTTCAAGGGCGGGGCGCCTTCGCGCGTGCCTTTGCAGCACGCCATCATGAACGGCTGGTATCCGGCCTTCGAGGCTGGCCCGGCAGCGCGGCCCTTTGAATACAGCCGCGCCATCGCGGAAGGCTTTATCGCCAATCCTATCGCCCAGCGATCGGTGCGGCTGGTGGCCGAGGGCGTGGGGCAGGCTCCGCTCGACTGCTCCGATCCGCGCCTCGCCGCGCTGGTCAGTGCCACCTCTGCGGGGCAATCGCTGGTCGAAACGCTCGCCGCGCATCTGCTGCTCCACGGCAATGCCTATGTGCAGATCCTCAAGGACGCGGGCGGCGCGCCGGTCGAGCTGTTCGCGCTTCGCCCTGAGCGGGTCAAAGTCATCACCGGTGCCGATGGCTGGCCGAGTGCCTATGATTACACCGTCGCCGCCCGCACCACGCGCATTGCGGTGGAGGACGAGGACGGCTGGCCCGGCATCATCGCGATCCGCGCGATGCACCCGACCGACGATCACAGCGGCGCGGGCGCGCTGCAGGCGGCGTGGCAGGCGGTCGCCATCCACAACGCCGCGACCCACTGGAACCGCGCGCTGCTCGAGAACGCCGCACGACCCTCCGGCGCGCTGGTTTATGAACCGGGCGATGGGGCGAGCCTGGCGCACGAACAGTTCGAGCGGCTGCGGCGCGAGCTCGACATGGCCTTCTCCGGCGCGGGCAATGCCGGGCGGCCGATGCTGCTCGACGGCGGGCTGAAGTGGCAGAGCATGGCCTTGTCGCCCGCCGACATGGACTTCGCCACGCTCAAGAGCGCGGCTGCACGCGACATTGCGCTCGCATTCGGGGTTCCGCCGATGCTGCTCGGCCTGCCGGGCGACAACACCTACGCCAACTACCGCGAGGCCAATCGCGCGTTATGGCGGCTGACGCTGCTGCCGATGGCCGAGAAGCTGTTCGGTGCTTTGCGTGAGGGCCTCGCCCCGTGGTTCGCCGAGGCGCGGCTGGGGATCGATCTCGACCGCATCCCGGCGCTCTCGGAAGACCGCGAGCGGCTGTGGTCGCAGGTCACCGAAGCCGATTTCCTGACCCGCGCCGAGAAGCGCGCAATGCTGGGGTTCGCACCTGAGGAGGTAGCACCATGAGCCGCGAGGATGTTCTAGCGAGCCTGATGGTGCAGGCGCGCGGCGAGGGGGCGGAACTCGTCACCTTGCGCGCGATCATCGAGGAATCCTCCGCGCTCGCCACCGACCGCGTGCTGGAGCGGCTGGGCCTCGGCGATGCGGGCGCGGTGGGCGATCTGGGCGAATTGCGCGAGCTGCTGCGCGCCTGGCGCGACGCCAAGACGAGCGCGTGGAAGGCGCTGGTCGACTGGATCGTGCGCGGCGCGCTGGCGCTGCTGCTGATCGGGATCGCGGTACGGCTCGGCGCGTGGGACCTGCTGTGAGCGGCCCCGCTCCGATCCGCTTTGCGGGTTACGCCGCGCTGTTCGACATTGTGGATGCCGGACGCGACACGATCCGCCGGGGCGCGTTCGTGGACACGCTTGCGGCCCGCAAAAGCCCGCTACCGTTGTTCTGGCAACACCGCCCCGACCACCCGATTGGCGTGATCGAACATGCCGAGGAGGACACGCGCGGCCTCCGGGTCATCGCCCGCATCGACCGGCCCGACAGCCGCGCCGCGCGGCTGCTGCGCGAGGGCAAGGTCAGCGGCCTCAGCTTCGGCTACCGCGCCCGCACGGCGCGCCGCTCGGATGCTGGCCGCGAACTCATCGCCATCGACCTGTTCGAAGTCAGCCTCGTCACGCACCCGCTCCAGCATGGCGCGCGGGTGCATCTCGTCACCACCCCCAACCCCCTCCTCTGAAGAGGAGGGGGCTTCGTTGTTCCCTAACCGAAAGGCCACTGCCCCATGGATAATGCCCCCCAACTGACCCCCTCTGCCGCCGATCCGCTCGACGCGAGCTTCGATATCATCGCCCGGCAGGACCAGTCCGAAGCCGATATTGCCGCGCTGCGCGGCGATGTGGACGAGGTGAAGTCGCGGCTCGACAAGGTCGCGCGCGCTGCCACCCGTCCGGCGATGGGCGGCGCTGCGGCCAGCGATGCGACCGAAGTCAAAGGCTTCGTCGATGGCTACCTGCGCCAGGGCCGCGAGACCGAGCTGAAGTCGGTCAGCGGCGTCACCCCTGCCGATGGCGGGTTCGCCGTGCCGCGCCGGATCGACGAAGCCATCGCCGCCGCGCTCACCGATATCAGCCCGATCCGCGCCATCGCGCAGGTCGTGCAGACCGGCACCGCGGGCTATCGCAAGCTGGTAACCACCACCGGCGTCGCTTCGGGCTGGGTCAGCGAGGCCGCGCCGCGCCCGATGACCGGCACGCCGACCTTCGCCGAAATCGCCCCGCCCTCGGGCGATCTCTACGCCAATCCGGCGGCGAGCCAGGCGATGCTCGACGATGCCGGGTTCGACATCGAAACCTGGCTGGCGAACGAGATCGCCACCGAGTTCGCCCGCGCCGAAGGCATGGCCTTCGTCAAGGGCACCGGCATCAACCAGCCCGAAGGCTTCCTTACCGCCGCCAAGGCGACCGCCGAGGACAGCCTGCGCGCCTTCGGGACGCTGCAATATGTCGGCTCGGGCAGCTCGACCGGGCTCGGCACCGCGCTCGATGCCAAGCTGATCGACATGATCCACACGCTCAAATCCGGCCACCGGCAGGGCGCGGTGTTCGTGATGAACGCGGCGACGCTGGCGAATGTGCGCAAATTGAAGACCGCCGACGGCGCGTTCCTGTGGCAGCCGGGTCTGGTCGAAGGCCAGCCGGATCGCCTGCTCGGCTATCCGGTGATCGAGGCCGAGGACATGCCCGATGTGGCGAGCGGCGCCTTCCCGATCGCCTTCGGCAATTTCCGCCACGGCTATCTGATCGCCGAACACGCCGCGACCCGCGTGCTGCGCGATCCGTTCACCAACAAGCCCTTCGTCCACTTCTACGCGACAAAGCGCGTGGGCGGGAAGGTGCTGGATTCGAACGCGATCAAGCTGCTCAAGATCGAAGCGTAAGGCCTTAACGCCGACGCTTCCTTCCTCCGGCGGGGTCGAGCGCCCCCCTTGCTCCCCCGCCGGTGTCTCGCGCCCGCATCGCTGTGCCTCAGGCCACCTCCCGCCTGAGCCGCGATGCGGGCGCGCTTTGTTTACGACCCAAATTCAGGAGAACCCGCCATGCAGCGGACAATCGTGCAGCCGCCGGTGCCGGGCGTCGCGGCGCTGGCCGAACTCAAGCACTTTCTGGGGATCACCCGCCCCAATGACGACGACGCGCTGACCGCGCTGCTCGATACGAGCGTGACCCTGTGCGAAGCCTTCACCGGGCAGGCCCCGCTGCGCCAGACGGTCGAGGAAGTGGTGCCGCTGGTCAGCGGCTGGCAGGAGCTGGTCTCTCGCCCCGTCCAGTCGATCACCGCCGCAGCACGGATCGCCGAGGATGGCACGCGCGAAGCCATCGCGCTCCCCTCGGACGCGCTGACCTGGCGGATCGCGGGGAGCGCCTGCGTGCAATTGCTGCGGCCCTTCGAAGGGCGCGGCATCGCCGTGCAGCTCAGCGTCGGGATTGCAGATGACTGGGCCGGCGTGCCCGCCCCTCTAGCGCAGGGCATCATCCGCCTCGCCGCGCACCACTTCCGCGACCGCGACAGCAAATCAGGCACCGAACCGCCCGCCAGCGTCACCGCGCTGTGGCGCCCGTGGCGCAATGTGAGGCTCGCATGATCCGCGCCGAGGCTCTGGCCGAGCGGCTGGTGCAGCGCCTGCGCGCCCGCGCAGCGCGGCTCGCAGCGAACCGCGCCGACACGCTGCGCCGCGACCGACGCGCCGACTGGCGCTCGGCAACCGCGCTGTGGCCCGATTTCACCACTGACCGGCACGGGAGGTAAGCGCCATGGAGAACGACCTGCGCGCCGCGCTGATCACCTGGCTACGCGCCGATCCCGCGCTCGCCCCAATCAACGCCATCGAAGAGGAAGCGCCACTCTCCACCAGCCCGCCGTGGCTGGGGATCGCGGCCAGCGCCTCGATCGACTGGGGCACCAAGGACCGGGCGGGGCGCGAGGTCCGCGTCGCGCTCGAACTCGAAACCCGCACCGATCTGACGGGCGGGGACACATCCCTGCTCGCCGCCGTCGAGCGCCGCGTGCTCGATCTGCCGCCATTCCAGCCCGGCTTCGAGCTCGTCTCGATCCGCTTCCTGCGTTCGCGCAGCGAAGCGCGTGCCGACAACGCCCGCGCCGCGCTGCTCGAATACCGCTTCCGCATCCTCGAACCGCTTTAAGGAGCCATCATCATGCCCGCACAATCCGGCGCCGCCTTCCTGCTCAAGATCGCCGACGGGGCCACGCCCCCGGCCTACCAGACCGTTGCAGGCCTGCGCACCACGCAAATGTCGATCAATGGCGACACGGTGGTCGTTACCCACAAGGAATCGGGCGGCTGGCGCGATCTCTTGTCGGGCGCAGGCACACGCTCCGTCTCGGTCAGCGCGGCGGGGATCTTCCTCGGCAGCAGCGCCGAAAGCGCGGTGCGCGCGCACGCGCTTGCGGGGACGATCCACAATTACGAATTGTCGTTCGAGGATGGTGAGAAACTGCGCGGGCGATTCCTCGTCCAGCGGCTCGACTATGCCGGAGATTTCAACGGCGAGCGCAATTACACCGTGCAGCTCGAAAGCTCCGGCCCGGTGGTGCCCGCGTGAGCGCCGCTCCCAATCCCCTGCGCGGTGAGGCCGTGCTGAGTGTTGCGGGTGCGAGCTATGTGCTGCGCCCGACCTTCGAGCACCTGGTGCTCGCCGAGGCCGAACTGGGTTCGCTGTTCGCGCTGGTCGAGCGTGCTGCGGGCGGCGCGCTGACACTGGCCGAGATGACTGCGCTGCTGTGGCATTGCATCCCGGCCGATAACCGCCCCGAACGCGCGGCGGTGGGCGCGGCGGTGCTGGCGATGGGGCTGGTCGGCGCGACCGTGCCGGTGCGCAGCGTGCTGGCGCAGGTGCTTCAGGGCGAGACGTGACCTCCACCTTCGCCGACGCGGCACGGCGCTGGTGCTGCCTGTCCGCCCGGCTGCTCGGCTGGCGTCCGGCCGACTTCTGGAGCGCGACGCCCGCCGAACTGGCGATGGCGCTTGCCGATCCCGACGATGCCGCCAGCCTTTCCCCACCCAGCCGCGAGATGATCGCCCGCATGATGGAGCGCGACAGTCATGAGTGACACGTTTGAAGAACTGGTGATCGACGTGCGCGCGCGCACCGACGGGTTCGCTGCCGATCTGGAAGGCGTGCGCCGCTCGATCGATTCCTCGCTGCTCGATGGGCTGGGCCGCGCGGGCAATGCGCTCGAAACCGGCCTGCTGGCGGCGATCCGGCGCGGGAGCCTCGGCTTCGAGGATCTGAAGCGGGTGGCTTTCAGCGCACTCAGCGAGATCGCCGCCTATGCGCTGCAATCGGGGCTGAACAGCCTGTTCGGCGGCTCCGGCGGAGGCGGCGGAGGGCTGGGCGGCCTCGGCAGTCTGATCAGTCAGGGCCTCGGCGCACTGTTCGGCCTGCCCGGGCGCGCCAGCGGCGGACCGGTCAGTCCCGGGCGGGCTTATCTGGTCGGTGAACGCGGACCGGAGGTATTCGTCCCGACCGCCTCGGGCCGGGTCGAGACGGGCAGTGTCCCGGGAGGCCGCGAAGTGCGGGTCGCGATCCAGCTCGCGGTGCCGCGCGGCATGGCCGCGCCGACCGCGATGCAGCGTTCCTCGCGCCAGATCGCGAGCGCGGTACGCCGCACGTTGCAACAGGTCTGATCGGGAGAATAGATCATGGCATTCTGGCTCGCCCGCGAACGCCGCGGGCAGGAAAGCAGCTTCATCCAGCGCTTCGATCCACGCTTCTGGACGGTCAACTTCCCAAGGCCCGCGATGGCATCGGTCGTCACCACCGCGCCCGATGCGCTGCGCGTTGATGTCGAATTGCACCATGCGGGCGAGCTGGTCGGGCTGATCTGGGACAGTGTCGATACGCTCGATCACCCGCTGCTCGCCTATGCAACCGACCGCGACTATGCGCACACAACGCTGAGCTTTCGCTGGCAGTCGCAGGGCGTGATTGCGCTCGATCTGCCCAACGGGCCGACGCTGACGATCGAGGGGCGCGATGCGGCAGGCACACCGCGCACCTGGTATGTGCGGCTGTGGAACTATGCGCAAGGCACGCCAACTGATGCGCGGATCACTCTGCCGTTCTCCACGCTGCAAAGCGGTTACGGGCTGCCGGGCGAGTCCGTCTACCCCGGCGACATCGACCGGCTGTTCATCTCGCTGGTCGCGCCCGGACACATCCCCGGCAGCACCGCCGCTCTGCCTGCGCGGTTCAACGGCTCGGTGACGGTTTCCGAAATCCGCGCGGACGGCGCGCGCGCGATGCTCGAAATCGGTGACGTGCTGGTGCCGCCGCACGGCACGCGCATCGCCACAGCCTATGACCATTCCTACAATCAGACCCCGGCGCGGCTGCTGCGCGGCGTGATCGGTCTCGGCTACCGCGACGATCTCATCCACTATGTCGGGATGAGTCACTTCATGCGGCTCACGCGGCAGGCGGCAGGCAAGATGAGGGCTGAGGCTTCGGGAGAATTGTGCACCCCGGCGGACACCTGGCACGGCAATTTCTTTGCCCTCGCCAAGGCCAATCAGATCGAGGTGATCGCTTCGCTCTCCTACGAGCTGTTCGATGCCTATTGCCCAGATAGCTGGAAGCAGTGCACGTCCGACGGCGCGCAGGCGCTGACCGGATGGGTGCCGCCCTCGACCCTGCTCTCGCCCGCCAACGCGCAAGCGATGAGCTGGCTGGAGGCGGTTGCCGAAGCCTTCGTCACCTTGATCAAGGCGGCCGCCTTGCCCGTCCGCTTCCAGATTGGCGAGCCGTGGTGGTGGGTGACTTCCGAGGGGCAAATCTGCCTCTATGACGATGCCGCGAAGGTCGCGCTCGGCGGCAACCCGCCGGTGATTGCCAATATGCGCGCGCCGCTCGGCACGCCGGAGATCGCGCTGCTGGAAGCCGCCGGCGCATTGCTGGCGCAATCCACCGCGAACCTCACCGCTGCCGTCCGCGCCGCCGCGACCGGGCCCGCTGAAGTGCTGCTGCTGGCCTTCACGCCGACCCTTCTCGATCCCGCGATGCCCGAACTGTTTCGCGCCAACCTGCCGCTTGGCTGGGCATCGCCAGCCTTCGACCGCTTGCAGCTGGAAGATTACGATTGGCTAACCAGCGGTGCCGATGCCGCGCGGCGCAAGGCCTATGCCTTCATCCAGACGCAGCTCGACTACCCGCTCGAAGACCAGGACTATCTGGCGGGCTTCGTGCTCGACCCTGCCGATGCCGAGCTGTTCTGGCAGCGCATCGACCGCGGGCTCGACGAGGCCGCGGTGCGCGGCATTGCCCGCCGCTATGTCTGGGCGCAGCCGCAGGTCAATCGCGATGGCTACACCCGCCTCGCCCCATCCCCGGAGGACTCCATGGACCCGTTCGACAACGTCCTTTACCCCTTTGCGCTGGGCCGCAACGCCTCGGTCGCGCCCGAGTTCTCGACGTCGATCGCGGTCACGGCTTCGGGGCACGAGCGGCGCAATTCGCTGTGGTCGGATGCGCGGCTGCATTTCGATGTCGGGCCGGGGATCCGCTCGGAAACCGAACTGTCGGAACTGCTTGCTTTCTTCCGCGCGCGGCGCGGCCCGGCGCGAGGCTTTCGCATCATGGACCCGTTCGATCACAGCTCCAACGCGATGACCGGCACGCCGACGATGCTCGACCAGTTGATCGGCACCGGCGACGGCACCCGCGCCGATTTCCAGTTGATCAAGGCCTATGGCACAAGCGAGCCGCAGGTGCGCCCGATCACCCGGCCCCGGCCCGAAACGCTGGTGGTGAGCGTCGGCGGCGTCGCCTCGACCGCCTGGACGCTCGGCGAGCAAGGCATGGTCCGCTTCCTCGCCGCGCCCCCGGCGGGCGCCGAGGTGCGGGCTGGTTTCCTGTTCGATGTCCCGGTGCGCTTCGCCGAAGACCGGCTCGATATCTCGGCGGTCAATTTCGCGGCAGGAGAGGCCCCGTCGATCCCGCTAATCGAACTGCGCGAGGTGGCGTGATGCGCGTCTATTTCGACCGCGAACTTGATACGGTTGCGACTTTCTGGCGCGTGTTCCGGCGCGACGGGACGGCGCTGGCCTTCACCAGCCACGACCGCGATCTGAACTTCGGCGGGATGACCCACCGCGCCGCGCCGGGCATGATCCCGGCGGCGATCCGCCTGACCGCCGAGCTCGGCAACGACAGCGCCGAGGCACAAGGTGCGCTCAGCCACGATTCGATCCGCGAGGATGATCTTGCTGCAGGCCTCTTCGACGAGGCTGCGATCACCATTGGCGCGGTCGATTGGGCGACACTCGATCATCACACGCTCTACACCGGACAGATCGGGCGGATCGAGGATGACCGCACGCAATTCGCCGCAGAGTTGCGGTCCGCCAAGAGCCTGCTCGAACGCGATCTGGTGCCACGTACCAGCCCGACCTGCCGCGCCGAGTTCTGCGGCCGTGGCTGCGGACTTTCGGCGGCGCGGTTCACCACGATCCGGACGCTGAGCGCGATCGATCCCGAGAGCAATCGCGTGCAAGTGACGGGGCTGGATGGCGAGGACTACCTCGATGGGAGGGTGCGCTTTCTGGGTGGGCCGCAAACCGGTATCACCTTCGGCATCATCGATGCGCAGGGAGATTGGCTGGGGCTGGATCGGCCGCTGGTCGTCGGCACGTCGCCCGGCACGCGGATCGAACTGCGCGAAGGATGCGATCACACCATTGCCACCTGCGCGGGGCGGTTCGCCAACGGCATCAATTTTCGGGGTGAACCCTACCTCCCCGGCAATGACCTGCTGGCGCGCTACGGTCAGCCATGACCGGCGTCCAGGACACAGCACCGGGCGATGCGCTGGCCGCCGCCGCTACCGACCTAATCGGGACACGCTTCCGCCTCCACGGACGCAAACCGGAAACAGGGCTGGATTGCGTCGGCGTGGTGTCTGCCAGTCTGATAGCGACCGGACATCCGGCGATCGCGCCGGACGGATACGGCCTGCGCAATACCGGGGTAGACCAATGGCTCGGCTGTGCCGCGCGATCACAACTGGTGCCGTCTCCTGGGCCCATCATGGCAGGCGACGTGCTGCTGATCGCGCTGGGCCACTGCCAGCATCACCTTGCGATTGCGGCCGATGCCACAAGCGTCGTCCACGCCCATGCCGGGCTGCGGCAGGTGGTGCGGCAACCTCTCGAAGCTGACTGGCAGATCGTCGCCAAGTGGCGCATCGATCCCACAACCAAAGGCTGAAACTATGGCGACATTGGTGCTTACCGCGCTCGGCAGCGCCATCGGCGGCCCGATCGGCGGTTCGATCGGAGCGCTGATCGGGCAACAGGTCGATGCGCGCATCTTTGGCGGCGGCTCACGCGAAGGCCCGCGCCTGCGCGAGTTGGCGATCAGCACATCGAGCTACGGCCAGCCGATTGCACGCAACTTCGGACGGATGCGGGTGCCCGGAACGGTGATCTGGTCAACCGACCTCATCGAAAGCAAGCGCAAGGACAAGGGGCGCAAGGGCCAACCTTCGACGATCACCTATTCCTATTCCGCGTCTTTCGCGGTGGCCTTGTCGAGTACGCCGATTGCGCAATTGGGGCGCATCTGGGCGGATGGAAACCTGTTGCGCGGGAGTCAGGGTGACCTCAAGGTCGGCGGCAAGCTGCGTTTCTATGCCGGCCGTGGCGACCATCCCGTTGACCCGCTAATCGCGGCTGCCAAGGGCAATCAGGCACCCGCCTTCCGCGATTGCGCCTATGTGGTGTTCGAAAACCTCGAACTGGGCGACTATGGCAACCGCATTCCGGCGCTAAGCTTCGAGGTCTTTGCCGACGGCACCGATGCGGCGGTTTCCTTGGCACAGTTGGTCCCGGATGCCGTTTCGCTGAGCGCCGCTATTCCACTAGCGCAGGCACGAGGTTTTGCCGACGAAGGCGGACCATTGGCTGCGACGCTGGCCGGGATCGATCAAGTCATTCCGCTGATCTGCACGTCTGGCACCCAAGGACTTGCGATTGGCCCACGCCCTGTTCCCGGCAGCAGTGTCGTCAGCACCTTGCCCGAGCAGTTGACCCAGCGCGACGATGATGCGCAAGAAGGCCGCAACAAGCAGCGCGCAGGCGCGCCTGATCGTGCACCGGCGGCTGTGCGCTATTACGACGAGGAGCGCGACTACCAGCCCGGGGTGCAGCGGGCGATCGGTGCGCGACCGTCCGGGCGCGAGCTGATGATTGATTTGCCTGCGACCCTAACCGCGAGCGGGGCACGCCAGCTTGCCAATGACTGCGCCAACCGTGCGCGCTGGCAGGCCGAGACAATCACGTGGCGGATCGGCGAACTCGATCCGCAACTGTCACCCGGCACGATTGTGCGGATCCCGGACACGCCAGGCCAGTGGCTGATCCGCAGCTGGGAGTGGTTCGACCGCGGCATCGAGCTGGAGCTGGAGCGGCTGGCTCCCGGTCAAAGCCCACCGCGCCCGAGCGATCCGGGCGATATTCTGCCTCCGCCTGATCAGATGATCCCCGCAACCGTCTTGGCCGCGATCGAAGTGCCTGCCGATGGAACCGCCAATCCGGCGACGCCGCTGGTGTTTGCCTGTGCTTCTGCAGCCAACAGCGCGTGGCGCGGAGCGGCGCTGTTCGTCGTGCAGGGAACCAGCCTGGTTGAGCTTGGCTCTAGCGGATCTGCGCGCTCGGTGATCGGCACGCTGGCAGAACCTCTGGCAGCCTCATCGGCGCTGTTGTTCGAACCTGCCGCGTTTGCAGTGCTCGAACTGGTCGCTGACGATCTGGCGTTCAGCGATGTCTCGATCGAGGGCATTGCCGCCGGAGCCAATCGCCTGATGATCGGCGGCGAGGTCATCCAGTTTGCCAAGGCAGAGCCACTCGGCAACCGGCGCTGGCGCCTTTCGGGCTTGCTGCGGGGACGCGGCGGCACCGAACATGCGGCAGCGCTCGGTCACAGCGCGCAGACTCTGACGATCCTGCTAGATGACAGCCTTGTGCCGCTCGATCCCGTGCTTGCGCCGCCGCTTGCCACAACGCGCATCGCTGCGATCGGCACGGGCGATGATGATGCGGTGATCGCGCCGCTGACCAATCATGGCCTGTCACGCCTGCCGCTGTGCCCAGTGCATCCGGTGGTCAACCTTGAGGTCGACCTCGCCCAGCGGTTCAGCTGGACCCGGCGCGCGCGTGGCCAGTGGGGCTGGAATGATGGCGTGGATGTGCCGCTCGTTGAAGAACGCGAAAGCTACCTCGTGGGCTTTGGCTCGGTCGATGCGCCTTTCCAGTCATGGGTCCGCGATGCGCCATGGCTGCGGCTGACTGCCGCCGAGCGCGCAGCGCTGATTGCCACACATGGCCCGGCCGCGCTGTGGGTCAAACAGTTGGGCACCTACGGCCAGTCACCCGCGCTGCTGCTCGCCGCCCTTTCCTGA